CCCTCCCCTTAAAAAGAAAGGACCCCTCCCTAGATGAATACCAATCCCCTCCGAGCGGACCGTAGTGGACCCCATAGAGTAGCCTTTGAGAAGAACAAGAAGATTATCTTAAAGACAAGAAACACTTGTGGGATATGTGGTCAGCCTGTAGACAAAGACCTGAGATATCCTCATCCATTAAGTCCAGTCATTGACCACATTGTTCCAGTAAATAAGAACGGACATCCATCTGACATAGCTAACTTGCAGTTGGCGCATTGGCAATGCAATAGACAGAAGTCTGACAAGCTATATGCTGATGAGAAGACAAACGGAACAAAGGTCATTGGTAATAGGAACTTGCCACAAAGTACAGATTGGTTTAAATATAAGAGTTAATATTAAAACCATCAGTAATCATTTACAAAAATAAATAGACCTTGTTTTTAAAAAATAATTAGATAGAGATTGAAAAAAAGGACGAGTGTTCCTGCCAAGGTGGGGGGGATGACCCCCTCCCCCTCGGTGCTTCAGGGCTTCACACCGTCACTGTACATTTTTTCTCGCGGGAAATGAAAGGTAGTTGTATAAAATGACATTGAAAGGTATGGGCTATCTCAGGAAGAAGCTAGCCAATTACAAAATGGGTGTAGATACTAGATACAATCAGTATGCTATGCAACACAATGACATAGATGTTGGTATTACGATACCACCTCAAATCAGGCAACAATATCGGGCGGTCTTAGGTTGGGCTGCTAAGGGTGTTGATAGCTTAGCAGACCGTTTGGTCTTTCGTGAGTTTGCTAATGATGAGTTTGGGGCAAATGAAATCTTTGCTCAGAACAATCCAGATGTATTCTTTGATAGCGCGATCCTTTCAGCATTGATTGGGTCGTGTTGTTTTGTCTACATATCGCAAGGGGATGATGATGACGCTCCTCGGTTGCAGGTTATCGAGGCAAGCAATGCGACTGGTGTTCTGGATCCTATCACTGGCTTGCTGACTGAGGGATATGCAGTACTGAAGCGAGACGACAATGGTTATGCCGTGCTTGAGGTTTATTTCACTGGTGATGTGACTTGGTTCTATCCAAAAGATGGTAAGCCGTTTGCAATCGGAAATCCAACGGGTGTTCCTTTGCTAGTGCCAGTCATTCATAGACCTGATGCGGTTCGTCCGTTTGGTCGGTCACGAATTACTCGGGCTGGAATGTACTATCAGAGATACGCTAAACGAACGCTTGAACGGTCAGATGTCACTGCTGAGTTCTATTCATTCCCTCAGAAGTATGTGTTGGGGTTGAGTCAAGATGCTGAGGCGATTGATACTTGGAAAGCGACTGTATCTAGCTTGCTGACCTTTACTAAAGATGATGAAGGGGACAATCCGAACGTGGGACAATTCACCACGTCCAGCATGTCTCCTTTTACTGAGCAGTTACGGACTGCAGCAGCTGGATTCGCTGGGGAAATGGGATTGACCTTGGATGATCTTGGATTTGTTTCGGATAATCCGTCATCTGTTGAAGCTATCAAAGCTAGTCATGAGAACTTGCGGTTAGCTGGTCGAAAAGCTCAGCGCTCTCTAGGCTCTGGTTTGCTAAATGTGGCTTATGTCGCTACTTGTTTACGTGATGAGTTTCCGTATTTGAGGAAACAGTTCAATAAAACGGTAGTGAAGTGGGAACCTTTGTTTGAGGCGGACGCTAACATGCTGACCTTGATTGGTGATGGTGTTATCAAACTGAATCAAGCGGTGCCTGGTTATATGGATGCTGAAACCATCCGTGATTTGACTGGAATTAAAGGGTCAGACAAGCCTGCTCCAGTAGTGAAGGAGGTTGCAGATGGTGGAGGATATCGTTCCGAGCCTGCTCAAGAAAATCAAGTCTGAGTTTGAAGGTGCTAGGCTAGACAGTGAAGTTTTGAAAGACTTGCTGTCTAAACTACATCATAGCAAGGCAAGTTATTTGGACGCTAATCAATATGCTATTGAAATTGGGGAGATACTTTCTAAGGCTCTGGGAGCCTCTCTAACGAACGAAACGCTACCAGACGGTAAAATGTACTACAATATCGCTCAACGTGTGCTGACGGACGTTCTGGGGCGAAATTACGAGCTTGTGAGTGATTATGCTGAACAAGTTCAGAAGAATTTGAACTCTGAGGCTAAAATAGGGTTAGCTGCTCAGGTTCCTGAACTCAATCAAGACCGAATTGATGGTCTGGTTAATCGTTTAGCAAGTGAGGAAAGTTTTGATGATGTTCGTTGGCTATTAGAAGAGCCTGTTGTGAACTTTACTCAATCGATAATTGATGATAGCATCCAGAAAAATGCGGAATTTCATCATAAATCTGGCTTGCAACCAGAGATTGTAAGAAAAGCTGCTTATCATTGTTGTGAATGGTGTCAGGAAGTTCAAGGTACTTATAAATACCCAAGAGTTCCAAAGGATATTTATCGAAGGCACAAACGTTGTAAATGCACTGTTGATTATGATCCTAAAAGTGGAAAGGTCCAAAATGTTTGGAGTAAGGCATGGAGTAAAAGTGACAAAAGTGATAAAATAGAAACAAGAAAAAGTATAGGGATACAATCTGAAATTAGTCAGGTTAGAAAACTTGCTCTTCAAATAGGGATAACTTCAAATCCTATCAAGAAAAGTTCTAAAAAATTAACCGAAGAAGAAATTATTCAAGCGATTAGTGGTGGAGATAAGACAAAAGGCTCTTGTTCATCAGCTGCATTCGCTTATATAGGGAATAAAGGTGGATATACTGTTCTAGATTTTAGAGGTGGAGAGAGTTGCGATTTCTTTTCTAGGAATAGTAGAATCAGTATGATTGGAAACCTACCAGGTGTTAAGATGTATGTCGCAAAAAACACAAATGATTTCAAAGCTACAAAGGAATTGTTGGAAAATGTAGAAAACGGTAATGAATACTATTTGGCAACAGGTAGGCATGCTGCAATCATTAGGAAGAATGATAATCTAGTTGAATATTTGGAGCTTCAATCAAAAATTGTAAATGGGTTTAAACCATTTGATGACACTGTTTTGAAAAAAAGATTTAAGGCTCAGAAATCTCATGCTGTAAGGGGACGTAAATATGATGTAGATAGCTATCTTATTGATGTAAATTCATTAAAAGACAATCCTGAATTTCATAACATATTGAGTTTCCTTAACACAGCTGAATCTAAACAAATGAAAGGTATCGAAGGACATGAAAAGTGATTACGAAGAAGTGAATTGGTCAGAGTATTGTTACAAGGAAAACGATGATGATAAAATCTGGTGGGTTGATACTTCATGGTATGCCAAAGGATTGATGCTTATCACATTTGATAAAAAGAAGTTCTATAACCTTTTTGAAGATTATCCTCAAAACATGACTTCTGAGGAGATTGAAATCTTTGATAAAGAAAATCCATTTTGGGAAGATTACTTTTCAGATAGAAAATAATATGTTAGAGCACTTGTAAGGGTGCTTTTATTATGCTTAGAAAGGAGTAATGATGGGAAACACGATTGATTTTTTAGAGAAAAAGTCTAGTCTGGAGCGCGGTGCTTCTGTGAAAGAAATTTTAGAGGAAAATCTTGAGGCTAGTCATGACTACACTTCGGTATTGGTAGTTTCTTTGGATAAAGATGGTGAGATAAATCTTGGCTATAGCTGGGATAGTAGTTTGCAGGCATTGGGAATGCTAGATGTTGCTAAAAACTATATTTTGAACGTAATCAATTAAATCATCCCAGCGATAGGGTTATCATGCGGTACGATTGAAAGGAGCAGTGGATGGCTAGAAAGAAACTTGGCAATCAGAATCCTACTCAATCGGTAATTTTAAAATACGTCAAGAAAAATTCTAAGGCAAAAGAAGCGATTGAGCTTTATGAAAGAACTGGGTTATCTTGTTACTCTTGGCAGATAAACCTATTGACCCCTATGATGGCCGTTGACAAAGATGGCCTATGGGTTCATCAGAAGTTTGGCTACTCTATCCCACGGCGTAATGGTAAGACTGAAGTTGTTTATATTTTTGAAATCTGGGGTCTGCACGACGGGATGAACATTCTGCATACGGCCCACCGAATATCCACCTCTCATTCCTCTTTTGAAAAGGTTAAGAGATATCTTGAAAAGATGGGGTATGTGGATGGAGAGGATTTTAACTCTATCAGAGCTAAGGGACAAGAGCGAATTGAACTTTACTCAACAGGTGGTGTAATCCAATTTCGTACTAGGACATCAAATGGTGGACTTGGTGAAGGATTTGACATGATGATTATCGATGAGGCTCAGGAATATACAACTGAGCAGGAGTCGGCCTTGAAATATACGGTAACGGATAGTAGCAATCCAATCACAATCATGTGTGGGACACCACCTACACCTGTTTCAAATGGGACGGTATTCACAAATTACCGTAAGAATTGCCTGTTTGGGAAAGGAAAATACTCAGGTTGGGCAGAATGGTCGGTCTCTGAGGAAAAAGAAATCGATGATGTCGATGCCTGGTATAACTCCAATCCCTCTATGGGTTACCATTTGAATGAGCGGAAGATAGAAGCTGAGCTTGGTGATGATAAGCTAGATCATAATGTTCAGCGTTTGGGTTATTGGCCAGAATACAACCAGAAATCTGCTATTTCGGAAACGGAATGGAATGAGTTGTGTGTGGACTCTATGCCTGACTTATCAGGTAAGTTGTTTGTCGGAGTCAAATATGGCCAAGATGGCGCAAACGTGGCATTAAGTATTGCTGTTCGTACTGTAGATGAGCGGATTTTTGTTGAGACGATTGACTGTCAGTCAGTTCGTAACGGAAATGACTGGATTTTGGATTTTGTCAAGCGTGCCGATGTGGCTACTATCGTAGTCGATGGAGCAAGCGGTCAGAAAATCCTTGATGAAGAGTTGAAAAAGGAACGTATGAAGAGCGTGATATTGCCTACGGTTAAGGAAATCATCGTGGCTAACTCTATGTGGGAACAAGGGATTTATCAAAAGACCTTGTGCCATGCTGGTCAACCGTCTTTGAAGAAAATCACAACCAACTGTGAGAAGCGGAATATCGGTTCAAACGGTGGGTTTGGCTATCGCTCGCATTTTGCGGATATGGATATTTCTTTGATGGATAGCGCCTTGCTTGCGCATTGGGCTTGTGTGACAACTAAGCCTAAGAAAAAGCAAAAAATCAGTTATTAAGAGGAGCGGTTGAGAGACTGCTTTTTTTGATGCCTAAAAAATTACCGAACTGCCGGGAAAGCAGGAGAAAGGAGACATGAAGATGTCTGAATTTAAAACGATTGAAACACAGGAAGAGCTAGATAACATCGTGAAGGAACGTCTCAGACGTGAGCGTGAAAAATTCGGTGATTATGATGATCTCAAGAAACGTGTTTCAGAACTAGAGTCTGAAAATGACGCTTTGAAAGCTACTGTTGAAGATAACAAGCAAACCAGAGCGGGATTAGACGCTCAAATCACTGAATTGCAGGGGCAAGTGAGCAATTATGAAACTGCTAGCTTGCGAACTCGTATCGCTTTACAAAATGGCTTGCCTTATGACTTAGCTGACCGTCTTCAAGGTGCTGACGAAGAGGCATTGAGGGCTGATGCTGAGCGTCTAGCTGGTTTTATGCGTCCAGCAACACCTCAAGCGCCACTAAGAGATACTGAACCACCTATCGGTGATACCAAAGAAATGCAAATGAAGCAGATGCTTCATGAATTACAACCAAAAGGAGAATAGAAATTATGGCAGATAATGCAATGAAAACTGGAACGCTTTTTAAACCAGAAGTAGTAAAAGAATTGATTAGCAAGGTGCAGGGTAAATCTGTACTAGCTAAATTGTCAGCACAAACCCCAATTCCGTTCAATGGAGTGGAGCAATTCATCTTCAATCTTGAAGGAAATGCGCAAATCGTCGGAGAAGGCGAACAGAAACAAGCTGGTAAAGCTAAAATCACTTCAAAAGTAATTAAACCGCTTAAATTCGTTTATCAAGCTCGTATCACAGATGAGTTCAAATATGCTTCAGAAGAAAAACAAATGAACTTCTTGTCAGCCTATATGGATGGATTTGCTAAGAAGATTGCGGAAGCCTTTGACCTTGCTGCTCTTCATGGTTTGGAACCAAAAACAATGACGGACGCTTCTTTCCGTGCAACAAACTCATTTGACGGATTGATTACTGGGAATATTGTTAATTATGATGAAGCACATATTGATGACAATATTGATACCGCAGTTCAAACAATTGTAGCAAAAGGTGGTGAAGTGACAGGTATTGCCTTGTCACCAACTGCAGGCCAAAACTTGGCTAAAATCAAAGTCAACGGTGTTGTTCAATATCCAGAGTTCCGCTTTGGTCAAAACCCTGATTCATTCTACGGTATGAAATCAGACATCAATAAGAATCTTACTGTTAATGGCGGTACTGCTGAAACAGACCACGCTATTGTAGGTGACTTCCAAAATCGCTTCAAGTGGGGCTATGCCGAAAACATTCCTATGGAAATCATTGAATACGGGGATCCAGACGGCGCTGGTCGTGACCTTAAAGCTTACAATGAAATCTGTTTACGTGCAGAAGCCTTTATCGGCTGGGGTATTCTTGATGAAGAAGCCTTCGCTCGTGTGAAAGCGTAAATTTTATGGCTTTATACCGTGATTTAAAATCAGGTGTTATAATCGCCTCTGAGTGTATTCTCGGAGGTGATTGGGTACCTGTGGAAGATACGGCACCAAGCGGAGGAGATATGACCGTAGCGGAATTGAAGTCTAGTTTGGATGAATTGGGCATTGATTACGATAAGAGTTCAAAAAAATCCGATTTGGTAGCCTTGTACGAGGAAAACAAGGGTTAAGCTATGGAAAATTTTGCAACGATTGAAGACTTGGAATTGTTGTGGCGCTCATTGAAATTTGATGAGCGTGCAAGGGCCGAGGCTTTGTTGGAAGTTGTATCTAATTCTTTGCGAGTTGAAGCTGAAAAAGTCGGTAAAGACCTTGATGATATGGTAGCTGAGAGCGTGTCATTCGCTAGTGTTGCCAAGTCTGTCACGGTCGATATCGTGGCACGAACCTTAATGACCTCAACAGACCATGAACCGATGACTCAGGTATCTGAAAGTGCCTTGGGTTATTCGTTTAGTGGTTCTTACCTTGTCCCTGGAGGCGGTCTCTTTATTAAAGACACCGAACTCAAAAGGCTTGGTTTGAAGAAAAAACAACGATATGGAGCGATTGAAATTTATGACCTACCTAAAAGGAATCCCTGTCATTTTAATAGACAAGGTGGAAATTGGTAACGACGATTTCGGTCATCCAATCCATCGTGATGTTGAGATTGAGGTTCAAAATGTATTGGTTGCTCCAACTTCATCAGAGGACGTCATCAATCAAATGAATTTGACTGGGAAAAAGGCGGAATATACACTTGGTATTCCCAAAGGAGATACTAACAAGTGGGAAAACCGTGAGGTCGAGTTTTTTGGTCGTAAATGGCGGACGATTGGCATCCCTCAAGAGGGGATTGAGTCAATGATTCCATTATCTTGGAATAGAAAGGTTATGGTTGAAGTTTATGAGTGATATGAAATTTCAATTGAACTCGGCTGGCGTGTCTGCTTTGCTACGTTCTTCCGAAATGCAGGGTATTTTGAGAGAAAAGGGGCAAGGGATTGCAAGCCGAGCTGGTGAAGGGTTTGAATTGACCGTATCGCCAGGGCAGAAGCGTGCCAATGCAAAAGTTAGTACGACTGACATCAAGAGCATGGCTAGAAATAAAAAACATAATATTTTACTGAAGGCTATGAGATGATCGAATTAGTTATAAAGAAATTTTTGGACGGACAGTTAGATGTTCCGTCTTTTTTTGAGCATAAACCGAAAATGCCTGAAAGTTATGTCATTTTAGAAAAGACTGGAAGCGGTGGAAGCGACTACGTTCATTCCGCCACATTCGCTTTTCAAAGTTATGCACCATCACTCGAAAAGGCTGCTGAGCTGAATGAGAAAGTCAAGAAAGTAGTTGAGGATCTCATCACGGTCAACGAAGTTAGCGGTGTGCATCACAATAGTGACTACAACTTTACAGACACGGAAACGAAGCAATATCGCTATCAAGCGGTATATGACATCAATTATTTTTAAAAAGGAGGTGTAGTTTTGGCGCCAGAATTAGAAGCACCAGAAGTAAGAACACCAAATGCAGAATCAACAGGAGGAAAGAATATGACGACTGCATCAGCATCAAATGTAACGGCTGCAAAGCCTAAAATTGGAGGAGCAGTATCTACTGCACCAACTGGAACAAATCTACCACTAAATGCCAAAACAGTATTGGATGCTGCATTTAAAACGCTAGGTTACATTTCAGAAGATGGGGTGACTAATGAGAACTCGCCAGAAAGCGAAGTAGTTAAAGCGTGGGGCGGACAAACAGTCTTGTCTTCTCAAACTGAAAAAAAGACACCTTCAAATACAAATTGATTGAAGGTCTGAACGTTGAAGTCTTGAAAGAAGTGTATGGGCCAGATAACGTTTCAGGAACGCTTGAAACAGGTATCACTGTCAAAGCTAACGGTAAAGAATTGCCAGAACATAGCTTGGTTATTGATACATTGTTGAAAAACGGCTATGCAAAACGTGTTGTGATTCCTCGTGGTAAGGTGAGTGAAATTGGCGAAATCAGCTATAAAGACGGCGAGCCTATCGGCTATGAATTGACTATCACTGCATTACCAGACAAAGACGAAAATACTCACTACGAATACATTCAAGGAGCGTAAACTAAATGGAAGAAATCTTAAAAGGAAAAACGGAATCAGGGTTTGAGTACAAAATCCCTAAAAAACGATTGAGAAATTATTATCTTCTCAAATCTGTCGCGAAAGTTGAAAAGCAAGATCTTGAAGAAACAGAAACATTTTTAAATCTTCTATTTGGTAAAGAACAAGCACTAGCGTTTTTAAAACATTTGGAGGATGAAGATGAAATCGTGGACTCTGAAGTATTGTTTGCAGATATTAAGAGTATCTTTGATAAAAGTAATGACTTAAAAAAATCCTAGTCCTTGCTCAGATGATTAGCTTAGACGAGGATGCTCTTGTCTGTGATTTAGCGGAAACCTATCACATATACGACTACAAACAGCTACCTTTAAATCAGGTGGCTGTTTTTGCGTATGGTTTACGTGATGATTCACGGATAAAGCAGATCATGTCTGACCAAATCGTCCCTCTGGAAATTACTTTACTTGCAAGTATCGTAGACAGACTTTCGCTTTCTTTG